CCCACTCTTGGAATCGAACCAAGCACCCCCGCCTTATCAAGACGATGCTCTAACCGAATGAGCTAAGTGGGCAAGTATGATATAATCTACCAAGCATGTTGTGCTTGTATCACAGTTAGTTATATCATTAAATGGTACACCCAAGGGAATTCGAATCCCTGTTACCGCCGTGAAAGGGCGGGGTCCTAGGCCACTAGACGATGGGTGCATAAAACTTAAATTGTTAAAGAATCAAAATATTCAGACATCTTATCTCGTTTTGGATTTAATGTCAAGTTGTTGTTTGGTGGAGGTAAACGGGATCGAACCGATGACCTTTAGCTTGCAAAGCTACTGCTCTCCCAGCTGAGCTATACCCCCATTTTACTCTGGCCTGCCCGAGACGATTCGAACGTCCGACCCACAGCTTAGAAGGCTGTTGCTCTATCCAACTGAGCTACGGGCAGATATTAAAAGCAGAGTATATCTCAACTCTGAATTAATGTCAACCTAAGACTGTAGGATCCTGCTATGTTTGGGCACGCCACTAATCAAATATTCCATTTGATCTGCAAGAATGTTTCTATTTTGCAAAATCATACTTTCAAAGTGATTAGGTTCGTAAGGCACATAAAGTAATTCCATTCTTGCTTCTTTAAGTGTCTTATTGTCTTTTTTGTTATTACATGCTGTACATGCAGTTACTACATTCATCCATGTATTAACACCACCTTTACTCTTAGGCACGATATGGTCACGACTAAGGTGGTGATAGTTTGGAAAATGCCCACCGCAGTATGCGCAAACATGTCGGTCACGTCCAAACAATGTTTTGTTTGTCAGTGCGACTTTGCCATGTTTAGCTGGATCAAATCCATGTCCTTTAATTGCAATGATACTAGGAGTTTCGATGTAACTCAAACGACCGTCATTTTGAATTCCACCACGAAACTTTGCAACGACTTCACCTAGCGACCATGCAACCATATCTTTCGCATGATATGTAATTGCATTTTCGTGCGAAATCCATTGTCTAGGGATTCCACCGATGTCCAACGCTAGTACTGACATGATTCTCTCCTTTTAAGTTAAATGTATTTAGACACTCTAATATATAGTACTCAATCTCTTTGCAGTCAGGGTGCAACGATGGTTCCACTTTATATTAAAATGTATGGTAAAGCAAACTGATCCTATGTCATCGGTCATAGGGTTACACATGTTCATCAATTTGCTTTATCATTCCCGTTTTACTCTGCTGTTACCGCCAGCACTTTCATCAGGGGCTCCGCCCGTTCATAGCATGTTTAAAGTGCGCTATTGAGACCTCGTTTCTCTACACACTTAAACGTATCAAGATTCTAACACGTTATCGTCTTTATTGTCAACCGTTTTTATATAACCATATTGCTGTCGCAATCTTTCAAATTTTTCTCTTATCAATTTGTCAAGTTGTTCATCTGATAATATATGGTCGTTGACAAAGTTATCATTTTGATAATTCATTTGTTGTTCTCCATATAACAAAAAACCCTGGGACTTTTTTAGTACCAGGGTTTAGATAATCATACTACACGCTACTATTTACCTAAACCCCCCAAGCCCTCAATAATATTACGGTCACTTGTTAAGGCATAAAACCCTACAGGTAGCCACCCCATTAGTGATGGCTGCTTTTTGGTTGTATGTATACAAGTAAAGTTAGTCATAGTAATTTTATTTAGTCCTTATGCAAAATATTATACTTTTTCTAGTAATAAATGTCAATTTTAAATTTGCCCACTTATTTGTTTCAGTCCCGATAACATCCTTGAGACTGAACTCACTATGTCTAGGTCATCCTCAGATATAAACTGTATTGTATCTTTATCATCAACAATACACAATACCCTTGTTAACCTTTCTGTTGATAATTCTAATCCTAACTTATCTGCCAAACTATTTTGTTGATGTGGATTATCCGTAAAAATATATAAGCTAGGAGTACCAACTTTTTCATTGATGGCTTTCCAAGCATTTTCAGAAAACAATTTATCCGTAGACCCTATCATTAATATCACACCATTTACAGCCAGTTGTTGTGAAATACTATGGAATCCTACTAATTCAGCAGGATGTACATAAGTAAAGTTATTTGGATAAAATACAAATATTTTCCAAGAACCCTCAAAGGTTTTTTCGGTAACAAGTTTTCTACCGTTAAAGTTTGATTCGTTTGGTTTTATGCAATTGATAGCATAAGAACCTACTATGTCGCCTATGTTTTTCATACAAGTATTTAGTTACTTAATACTCTTGATACTGATGTTATAACTGCCGCTATTCGTCCAATATCTCGTAACTGTTCTACTGTGTATCCTTCTTTTTTAAGTGTTTCATAATGTGCCTTAACACAAAAATGACACTTGCCTACGATACTTGCTGCTAAACTATATGCTTCAAATCTTGCTTTGGTTGTACCACCGTGACTTGTAATTGCATTCATACGCAATTGCGCTGGCAATCCTTTAAGGTTTTCGTCATCAGCCATTTCAACAAATGGATACCATACGTTGTTTTGTGCCATAATGCTTGCTGCTGTTAATGCTGCATCAGCCTCAGTACGGTTATCTAATTGGCTATGAAGCCATGTCCAAAATTTACTGTTGCCTGTTGCAAATGCTGCTGCAACTGCTACTGCTTCTGCTTCTTCGGCAGGTAATGTACTACGCTTAATTACTGCATCTAAATTTAGTTTTGTATCCTTAGCGTAATCAGGGATACTTACTTCTTTCAATGTGTCTACCCATACTGTCATTTTGTTAATGCTCCTAGTTGTCTATATCCTTTGTATGTAGGATGAACCTTATCAGGAGATAGTTCAGGAATAATAACAAAAGTATCACCGTAATGCCTGGCAATCTTTTTTACTATCTCTTGTTTTTCTGGTTTGATAGCAGGAACAATCCAAAATACACGATCAGAATTAACAAAACTTCTTAATGCTACTAATTCTATTTCGGTATTTAAGTTTTTAAAATCATTACTGCCTAAACTAATAATTGTAGTTTTGGCTGGCTTAACTTTTTTAACATATGCATCGTTCCAATCTTTGCTATTAATACCGCTTTGAGCATAAGCCACACACTCAGTACGTACTTGGCTTACACCCTTAGCTATACTATCTCCTAAGATAAGGCACTCTATCATTATAGTGTCTCGCCACCAACTGAACGATTACATGCACATAGTTCACCTGTTTGTAGTGCATCTAGTACACGCAATGTTTCTTCTGGGCTACGACCAACATTTAGATTGTTAACTGTAACATGTTGAATTACATTGTCTGGATCAACGATAAATGTTGCGCGGAGTGCTGCACCAGCTGGCGCAAAGAAAATGCCAAGCTGATTGATTAAGCTTAGTTCACCGCGTTGTGTATCTGCAAATTGTACATGCGTAATCTTTGCTAGATCAGGGTGTGCTTTTTGCCATGCTAATTTACAGAATTCATTGTCTGTTGAACCTGTCAATAATACTGCATCACGGTCTTTGAAATCATTTGCCAACTTATCGTATGCTACGATTTCTGTTGGACAAACAAATGTGAAATCTTTTGGGTAGTAAACGATAACTTTCCATTTACCTTCAAAACTTGTGTCAGTAATGTCAAAAAACTGATCACTACCTGGGTTGACGCCTGTTACGGCAAATTTTTCAATGGTATCACCAACTGTTTTCATTTGTGTCTCCTTATGTGTGAATGAAATTATAATAAATGACATATTATAATCTAGTTATTTAGCTTTTGTAAATTGTTTGGGTAAAATAGTCTACATGTAAATAGTGTTATGAATACTTTTGCGTTGAATCCCAATGTCTATGATGTAGTATTCCTAAGTTATGATGAACCAAACGCTGAAGAAAATTATCAGCATTTACTATCTATACGACCCAAAGCAAAAAGAGTACATGGAGTGAAAGGCAGTGATGCTGCACATAAAGCTTGTGCAGAATTAGCCAAAACGGATAGGGTAATCATTATCGATGGTGACAATCATGTATTATCTAGTTTATGGAGATTTAATATTTGGACTAAGCCACACTTTGATTGGACTGATTATGTATTCAGTTGGAGCAGTCTAAATATCGTTAACCATAATTGTTACGGCAACGGTGGTGTAAAATGTTGGCCTGTACATCTACTGAAAGAAATGCGTACACATGAAGTTGGAGATAGCGTTGATTTTGAGCTAGATAAATATCTTGAATTAAATGCAATTGCAAGTCACACAGTTATAAATCATAGTCCACTACAAGCATTTCGTGCAGGATTTAGAGATGGTATGAAGTTATTAGATAGCGGTAATAAAGATTTTGATAAGATAGATTGGAGAAATCTTTATAGACTTTATAATTGGATGCATGTTGGTAGTGATACTAAGAATGGTATTTGGTCGATTTATGGTGCAAGATTAGGAGCATTTTTATTATTGCGTGGACATGACATTAAAGTATTAAATGATTTTGAACAGCTTGATGAAATATTTAATCAGTATTTTGGATTAGTAAACAGCAATATAGTAGAAGAATGTAATAAGCTTGGTAAACTACTAAACTACAAATTAATCACTGATATATTAAGCCCAGAAGAAAGCACACAATTTAAATTAAATTATAAAGCACCTATACGTAGTGCAGAAGAATTTTTAGCAGGAAAGAGACAAGAAGATATTGACAGATTTTATGAACGTCCCGTTTGAAAAAATAGTTAAGTTCGGGCAGCAAACAATGCTAGAGTATCCGCTTTTTTCTGTGAGTTGGATACTTGGTCGATTTTGCAATTATAAATGTAGTTATTGTTGGCCATATGCAAATTCAAGCACTCCCGACTATCAATCATTAGAAGTTTACAAAAACACAATTAATCAAATTAAAACTCAAGCAAGACAAAACAACTTCACTAATTTTCATTGGTCATTTAGTGGCGGAGAACCTACTGCTTACAAACACTTAACTGAATTAATAAAGTGTCTAGAAGATGGTATAACTCCCTATCAAAGTATTCATATGACTACAAACTTAAGCCCAAGTAAAAAATGGTGGAGTAAATGGGCAACAGCAGGTGAATTATTACAAAGAAAATCAATAACAGCAAGTTTTCATCATGAGTTTAGCAATGAGGATGAATTTGCAGAGAAGTGCCTACATTTGATGGCAGAAAATGTTTATGTAACTATCAATCAAGTTATGGTTCCAAATGAATTTTATCAATTATATGAAAGATGTCAACGATTTGCAGACAAAGGAATAAACGTAACACTAAAACCACAAAGTAATGAAAGTGCTAGTGCAATAGTAGATGGTTACACTAGTGAAATGATTGATATCATGCAAAATGGTTTTCCGCAACAAGTGAATGAACAAAACATATATCAAATACGATTGTATGATTCTAATAATATTGCATATAATTTTGATCAAGCCGAAAGATTTAATGCTTTCGGCTTTAACCAATTTACCAATTGGACTTGTAATAGCGGCTATCAAAGTGTTATAATAAGAGGCGATGAAGTAAAGCGAGGCTACAGTTGTAGCGATTTTAGATTAGGAACTCTTGATAAAGGGTTCAGTTTATTTGGCAACGCAATGCCTTGTATAACCCAACGATGTGTAAGTAGTGCAGACAGTAAAATACCAAAATGCAAATTAACTTAGAACATATAATGTTTTGGATGGATGCTATTCGTAATAGCGAAGATCCTAAACGCACATTAGAAAGTTTTTGGAAGGGTCAAATTAAAAGCAAAGAATGGCTAATAAAAGAATTAGGTGTGTTTGTAGGTAAGCCAGTCACTATAGATATATTTGGTGGTTGGAACGGTGTATTGGCTAGTATGCTTTTTCACGCAGCATATCCTGTAAAGTCAATTCGTAGCATAGATATAGATCCTAAATGTGAAGAAATTGCAAACACAATGAATAAAATTGAACACACAGCAGGAAGATTTCATGCAGTTACAGCCGATATGTGTAATCTACGCAGTGATGCTGATGTTGCAATTAACACTAGTTGCGAACATATAACACAGGACCAATATGAACAATGGTTAACTTGTTTGCACTATAACAGTTTGATTGTATTACAAAGTAATAATTACAATATACATGAGCATATAAGAACTGCTGATAGTATTGAAGAATTTATGGAGCAAAGTAAATTAAAAATTTTACACTCTAGTGTATTAAGTTTACCATTATATGACAGATATATGATTATTGGAAAACATAAATGAATTATCCTAATAATTTTTCAAGTATTCATATTGAATTGACTGATAAATGTCAAGCCAGTTGTCCTATGTGTGCTAGAAATTATAATGGAGGGGAGGCAAGACCATTCGTCGGTAAAAATGAAATTAGTTTAGAAAAATTTAAACAATGGATGAATCCTCAAACTTTGCAAAGATTAGATCATTTCTACGCATGCGGTAATTACGGAGATCCTATAATTGCTCAGGACTGTTTAGAAATTATGGAATATGTGCGACAATATAGCAACGCAAAAATTGGTATTCATACAAATGGCAGTGCTAGAACAATACAGTGGTGGTCTAATTTAGCAAAAGTTTTGAAGGACAATCATGAAGTAGTTTTTGGCATCGATGGATTTGCTGATAGCCATGTATTATACAGACGAGGGACAGATTGGCATAAAATTATTGAAAATGCTAAATCATTTATCAATAACGGTGGAACTGCAACAATTGACTGTCTAGTTTTTAAACATAATGAAAATGAATTAAAAGATTTTGAAGAACAGATGTTGACAATAGGATTTAAATCAATAAATTTTAAATCGACCCAAAGATTTTATGATATGAATAACTTTCCTGTATTAAACAAAAAAGGAGAGTTTGAATATAATTTAGAACCCGCTACGATACAACCTTATAAAAAAATAAGTATGTTAAAATTAGAGGACATTCAAAAAGATTTAACAATTTGGGATAAGATAGTTACAGTTTCTAAAATTGAACCTAAATGTAAATTAAAAAATGAAATTTATATAGATTGTGTTGGGAACGTTGTACCTTGCTGCTGGGTAGGTTCAGATATTTTAGAAGAACCATTAAAGGTAAACTCTGCTATACATGACTTAAGAAATAAACTGGTAGAGAATACAAAAACAAATTTTAATTCGTTCAGTAAATTGAACTTAAACAATTATTCTTTAGATGATATAGTTAATGATGAGGTATGGAATCTTACAACTGACTTTAAACAAAAGCCTTGGATTTGTGTGAAAAATTGTGCAAACTTACACTAAGGTAAATCATCTATTACTTTATATTGTCCTGTAACACCTTGTTTAACTGCCGCTTCATTCATTAAAGTTTTCCATTCATCTAATCCATCATGTCGTGCAATTATAATATGTATTCTATCTTCATTACTCTTGTTAACGACACTATGATCATACGCTAAATTCATTGCGTAGACTCCGCCCTCTTCCATAATTAATTCTTCTCCGTCTCCCCAAATCCACTTACATCCTTTTGGATTGTTTAACGCAACATTGATGTTCTCTATCAATTTTATACCGCTCGGAGAATCATTATGCATTGCTATTTCGCCACCGGCTCTAAGTAACATAAATCTTACTCGACCATATTTTTTACATGGGAAATAATTTTGTAACCAATTGGTAGTTACAGGACAAAGGTCTGCGATTTCTGTCCATCTATAATCGTTGCTTGCGTCTTTTCCTTTTGCATAGCCATATGTATCAAAATTTTCATGTTTATTCCATTCTAACCCGTGTATCGTCAATCCTTCCCAACCATCATGAGCATATTCTCCTTGACGATGTGGTGTGAACTTATCGATTAATGCAAAAGCTTCTTTTAGTATTTCTTTATAGGGTACCTCTATATCAAGCTTTAAATACTTTCCTTCTGAAAAAAAATATTCTCTTGTCATAATATTCTCACATCCCCCGTTATAGGGCACAAGCTTTTCCAATTTTTTATTTGCCAAGTTGGTGTATTAAATTCATTTATATCCCAAAGAACAAAAGCATTAATTCTACCAAATCTTATTCTTTCTTCTGTACTTAAATTAGTTTTATAAACGAATCCTAGTCTAAAAGATATGTGAAAATAAATTTTAGGACCAATGTTTTTAATAGTCGTAATTAAAAAATTTTCTCTTGCTACTCTAAATTTAACTGGTGCAATATGTGCATATGGAACATGATTAAAAACATCACTTACATTAACAAATGTAATTTCCTTTGGATCAATAAATGATAAGTTTTTGTTAGCAAAAAAATCTAAAAGCACAAAATTGAATTTAAGTTTCTTTATTGTATTCCAAACATCAGTAAAATTTTCAAATCTTTTTTGAAAATCTGTAAACCAAATTTTTATATTTTCTTTATGTTTTTCTAAATCTAAATTGTACCCGTAAGGTACAAATTTTAATTGTTCCATATAGAATATATCGTAATCTTTGCCGTCCCACGTTTCTATTAAAGATTTCATAAAATTTAACACTGCATAACTATTGTCAACAAAAGTTACTTTTGTATTTTCATGATATCCTAATTGTGTAATATTGTATATCCAATTAAGACCTGTACCAGTAGTAACATAATGATCTAGTGCATCTTCTTCTATTGTTTCATTTTCTAAAATGATATCGCTATTCCACGGAGTTACCATATTATTGCATATTAACTGATAGTCAAATAAATTAGGAACATGTCTGTAAAATACATGATCATATTCATAATATAAGTAGTTTTTTTCATTTCTAATTTCGTCACCTACGTCACAAAATACCGCATTGTTTTCTAAACCAACCTTAAAAAAATTCCAACCATGACGTTTGTGTTTATAAGTTTTGTTCGTAAAACCATTTTTAATCCATACTGGTATCTCTTTATCACCACGTACACATTCTTCACTTCGTATAGGTTCTATTTTTTCATGAACTTCATTCCAAGATACTTCACCCATTTTAGGTTTTCCTAATCTTTTATATTCATCTAAATTTACTATGAAAAATTGATTATGAATTTCGTAGTAAGCGTCACCCCTATCAAGTACATGACCAGATAAAGTAAAAAATTCATTACATTTTTTTTCTATTGCTTGTAATAATCTTTCGGATAAACCAGTATGGGTACCCGTAATGACTACAACTGCATGAGTATAAAAATTATCTTGTGCGGCTCTTTCTAATAAAGCATCTGTGTTCTTATCAATTATTATATCATAGTTTTTAGAAACTACTAACGACAGAAAAAAATCGCTTACGTTTCTAGCAATTTCTTGAGATGTTGTACTATAAAATTCTTCAATATTATCAAGTATACAGTAAACAATTTTCTTTTCTTTTTTTATTAAATAATCCATTAATTTATATCCTCAAATGGTGATTCAAAATATCCAAAGCCCCATTTTCTTTCATAGCACCACCAGCAATTTTTGCAGTGTGATCCGATGTGCTTATCATTTTCGCAACTTCTAGTTACAGGTAATAGCTTATCAGTTACATTAAAAAAATTATAAAGTTTAGCAATATCTTTTTTGTCATGGTTGAATAACGGTATATAAGCCTCAGAACCTATAGATAAATTTTGAATTGGATTTCCATCTATTGTTAAAGGGACTGTTTTAAAATCTTCAGCTAAATCTACTGGTATTGTAAATCCAAATAAAGGTTTTTCTTCTTCATACGATCTAAATTTGTTATGCCAGTCAGGTTGTTGTTCAACTGGCCATTGTAAAAATTCTTCTGCGGGTGGAAATTTAGTCAATCCTAAGTAAATTATATCGACTTCTCTTTTATTAATAGCATTCTGTAACATATTAATATAATATTCAGCAGATTCATCAGGCTCTACAAAGTTTTGATGTATAATAAAATTTGTGTTGCCAGTCAATTCTGAGCATTTGTCGATTACATCTCTAACATGGTTTTCTAAAGCAGGTCTACGAAATTCAGCCATCATATTATATATGTGAATTGTCTCTACAACAGTTGACATTAAAATGTAAAGTAATATTGCGCTATCAGCACCGCCGCTGATACCAATACCAACAGGACCTTTTTTATAAAGTCCAATTTTGATGCCATCATAAATTTTATAATCTAAGTCCATTTTTCGTATTTTTCTAATTCTTGTAAAAATAAATTAGGAAATATTTCCCAAACTGTTTGTTCTACTCCCCTATAATAAACAGTTTTAATTTTTCGCATTTGCCCTGTCTCTTCCATAGCAGGAGCAAAAATTTTATGTACTAATTTTTGAGTACCTGCTTCTCCTTCGTTACTTGTGATGTATAATTTACTTCCTTTTGGTGCCCAATTGATGCATGTAGGTATTAAAAATTGACTAGTTGCATGTTGATGAGTTATTATTTGATTTTTTGTTCTTAAACTAAGTTTAGGTAATCTATCCGTAAACACACATGTTCTTGCTGCAATTCTATAACTGTTTTCTCCCATAACATCATCAAAGCTATGAGCGGCAACGCTTCCTACAGGCTGATCGTTATAATATAATATCCATACAGCCCATTCTCTTTCATTTCTAAAACAATCAACTAAGACTCTTTCACTTGAGTTATTTGTAAAGCCTCTATTTGCTGCCTCCTTATAGAACAACTGTAAATCTAAGTTTGGAGACCAAGGTATAACTTTAAACACTTTTTGCTTTTTCAATAAAATCTGTAGGATAATTAGTTCTGAAACTTTCCCAACAAAGTTGATCCATTATACTCCAAGGCTGCGGTCTATCCCATTCTATTCCAAAATTGCGTAAGTGTTTCTTAATTTCAGCTTGTCTATTTAAATGTATATGACTTTCTACATCCTTAATACTTATTGATGGTTCGGTATGGAAATACGTAAAAAAATAATTAATGCTTTTTAATTTATTATCAACCACAAAATAACTACTTGGATGCATACTATATTTGTGTAATCCTAAAACTTTATGTGCTTTAATTATTTCAAGCATTTGATCTTGCCAGTTTGGTAAAACTTTATCAAAGTTTTTCATATCACATTCAGCTTGTTCCCAAAAATCTGATCCATCTACTTGTAAGTAAATTTTCTTATCGTTATAATCTATATCAAGTATAAAAGGAACATGCATTGGATAAGCGTCATGCATTAACTTTAAAAACTTTACTTCACGCTCCCATTTTTCCTGCATTTTTTCTGGATCAACTACTTGATTTTGACCTTTATGATAATCTGTATCATTATGATACCATTTTACAAATGTCTTTTTATCTTCGGACATCAAACTTGTGTAAATTAAATTGTTTCTGCAGAGACCAACATTCGGAACATTGTTGTAATAGTATTCAAAATTTGCCACATGTATCCTTTAAATAGACGCACTTATTTATAGCATAAATAAATCAACTTAAAGATTATAGGGAGTACAAATGAATTATAGAATGCATGAAAATGGTTGGACTGTCATTATTGATGACTTTGACTTAAATTATGCGACTCAGGAACACATAAACAAGATAGCTAAGTTAATTAGTCGTTATACTTTGGTTGTCGTTAAAAAACAAAAACTTAGTTTGGACAAAGAATTAGAAATTCTTAAAATGTTTAAGGATTGTGTTCCATTATTTAAAAAGGATGATCCTAATTTTGAACACACAAGACTTGACCCAGACGGATTAATATGCCGTGTTACCGCAGAATTAAATGAACATGGTAAACCAGGTGTGGGTGCTAATCCAGGAGATTTTGATTGGCATGCTAATTTAACTTGGCGTAAAGTAAGAGATCCAATTATTTGGTTACACGGAGAAAGAGGCACTGCAGGTTCCTCTACTAGTTACAATAACAACATACTATCTTATAGAGACTTACCTAAAACTTTTAGAAATGTTATTAAAGATTTGAAAATGATAATAACAGGTGGAACAAGACACGATGGTTCAAAAGCCTCAAGTTGGGCAGATGATGAAGAATTTTTTCATCCCTTAATTTATGTAAGTCCACAGACAGGTGTTGAAGGTATGTATTTTCCGTTCTTACAAGTAAGAGGATTTGTTGGTATGCCACAAGATGAGGCAACTGAACTTATTAAATGGTTAGGAGAATATACAATACA